ATGCTTTGCTCCGTCGTCCGCACCCACTACCTCGGCCAGAAGCGCCGGGACAATGACCCCGCGCCAGCCGTGACCGGCACCGTGCGGATGTACTCGATCACGCGCGAGGACATGCGGCGTCAGGTTCGCATCATGACGATGGATGGCCTGGCCAAGTTCGGCGCGACGGCGAAAGGGCCGATACCCGACCTGCTCGAGCCGGAGTTGCTCACCTTCTGTTCTGACAGGGGGATGATGGTCTGCGGCTTCGAAGAAATCGACGGCCGTCGCTATTACCAGGGGTGGTGGTTAACGTGGACCGGCGTGTGACCATCCCACAGTGCGCGACCATAATAGGAGGCCAAGATTTGACGTTGAAAGTGGCACAATGAATCCGTCCGCGAGCGAGTGCACGCTTCTAACAGAAATGCCGCCTCGCCCCTCCAACTATCTGAGGAAGTTATCGTGATTGGAGTTGCACCGGAGGATAGACCGATTACTTTAGAAGTTGCGCGATCCCTTGCGATTAAGTGGTCCATTGCTCATGGGGAGGACACTCTTCGAATGGTGCAATTTGCGGAGAATGTTCTAGCCGAGGCCGATAAACATCGTGGGTTGAGCGCCGCTGACCTAATTACACATCTTGAGTGGTTCAAGAAAAACTCGGCTGCCACGATAGAAGCTTGGCGCGAATACGAACTCAGCCAAGATCAACGACGCGACGTTTGGATTCTCGAGGCGGTAAAACATATCGCCATTGCAAACGTGGCCGGCGTGGCCGGCGCGACAGCGCTATTGGCTGGCCGGGGCGAAAGCCAGATGGCTAGCTATTCCGTGATCGCATTCGGAGTCGGCCTCCTCGCGGCAATTGTCGACTTCGCATCTAACGCGGAAGCTCATCATCGCCGGGCCAAAGATTCCCGTGACAGAATAAGTGCCGCTCGTGCCGCTAAATCTTGGAAGGATCTGATCGATAACGAAACAGCGTCGTCAAGCAACCGTCGGCGCCCTGGGGCAAACTTTGTTGTGGGCGCAGCCGCCTGCGGTTGGTTTGGCGTATTCTGCGCCATAACTGGGATCACATTTCTTGCTCTCAGTGCAATTGGCAGCGCCCTTACGGCTCCCCAGGCTATTTCAGCTGTACCGCTGCAGGGCGTTGCAACGCACGAATGTAGTCCTGCAGGCCATTCACTTGGTCAGCCCATCGAGCAGCCTCGTTTCCCAACTGCTCATATCGTCCGACACACGATCCAATAATTCCAATCCAGTCGGGGCCGGCTGCATCAGGTCCGCCGCTGGCGCTGGCAGCTTCGGTGTGCCGCTTGGCGAGCTGGCGCAGCAGCCCGTCAATGCGGCCACGCTGAGCGGCAACAGTCTTTTCAGCAGCTTCTCGCGCCAGCACGGCGCCACGGTGTTTGGCATCAGCACGATCTCTTTCCTCCTGCCAAGCGCGCTCGATGGCCGCCTGGCGCTTCTCGATTTCTATCTGCCTCGCGTCGCCGCCAGCGCGGTACTGTCTCGCGCCGTGGGCATTCCAGGCGACGACGCCACCCGTTATTAGCAACGCGCCAACCACGCCAGCCGTGGCGTAGCCCTTCCAGCCGGTCAGCGCCTTGGCGGCGGCGATCATGCCCGCCCCTTCCAGTCGCGCGGAATCTGGAAATGCGGGCCGTCCTTGAACGTTTTCCAGTCGCCGCCCCACTCGACGGGCACGCCCACATCGGCCGCGCAGGCCTTGACCACGGCGGCCAGGTCCGCAAACGCCTGCCAGTTGTTCCAGGGAATCGCACCGCCCACCAGCGGCGCCAGGTCAACGGCGTGGCCCAGGCCATCGGCTTGAGGCAGGTGGTAGCTGGCCATGGTCTGGCTGGTCCCATTCGTCACGTACATGCGCTGCTGCGCCAGCGTGCGCACCCCTTCCACCACCATGAAGTCCACGGCCGTGCGCTCGATCGCCAGCTTCACGACGGCAACTAGATCGGGGTGCACACCGATCAAACGCGTCAGACTGCTTTGTGAAAGTTGAAACTGATTCATTGTTTGGGGCTCCTGATATGTTTAGCCGTCACTGCGGCCACGTAGAAGGCGGCGGAGGCCGCGAGCGCGGCATCGCCTGCGCTGGCCCAGCCGGCCACGAAAACGCGACACGCCGCGCCGGTCGCCGTCAGGCAGACGGCCGACAAGCCGATCCGCTCCAGCGTCGTGTCCTTGATGCCGCGCGCGAAGACAGCCAGCCCAGCACCGCCGGCCACGATCAGCCAGCAGACGAACGCCAAGACCGCCCACAAGGTGAGGTAAATAGTGCTGTCCATGTCACGCCCCTTTGCCGCGCACGCGGTCTATGACGGCTTGCCACAAGGCCCCCACGGGCGCCGACTGCACTGCCTCCCATGCGCGCGACACGATGGCCATACCGAACATGCCGGTAAGGAAGCCGGCCAGCCCCTCAGGGATGCCCAGCATGAGCGAGAGGTACGGCGCCGTGTAATAGGCCACCAGCGAGCCGCTGATGGCCATGCTGAGGCGCGCCGGCCACGAGCCCTGCAGGTATCGCATGGACACTGCCGCGCCAAGCACGCCGGCGAACTTTGCCGCAAAGGCGTCGAAGTCTTGGATATTCAATCGCGTCCCCTACAGACGAAAAAAACCCGCCGAAGCGGGCATGAAAAAACCGCCCGAGGGCGGTTGAGTTGTTAGTTTTATTTCACGCGGGCGATAGTGGCGTACCGGCTGACACCGCCGCTTGTTCACGACGATTTTTGTACAGTCGAATAAATGGATACTCGATAGCGAATGACGTCACCACCGACGCCGCCAAGCTAAACAACAGGTACGAAGTCCACCCGAAAGACAGCGGGATAATTAAGTAGTGGGTCAAGTACAACGGATACGCCAATCGAGCGATAGCGTTGACCGGCGTGCAAGACCATCTCTTGTCGTAGACCCCGTACACGATGGCCGCAAAGATTGCCGCCAGCAACGTAGGAAAGACCACCGACTCCCACGTCATCAAGGCCATGCTCGGATACTGATCCGCTTTGGGAATGTGCCAGATGTAATGGCTAATGATGGCAAGCCCCACCAAGCCTGCAACGAGAAACGTCCAGCGGAGAGCGCCGTATCGCCGATGCACCGCGTACGCCACCGCAACGCCGTACAGCAGCTCATCGTATCTGAAGTACGGGCGCAAGAAATAAACGAAATGCCAATTCGGATCGTCCGGGTTGAGCGTTGATGCGATGCCAAACCGAAGCCACAGAAACGCGCCGGCAAGGACTAGAAGCCCGACCCAGACGATGCGCAACTTAAATAGGACAAAAAGAATCACTGGAATGGTGATGTAAAAGGCGATTTCGACCACCAGACTCCAAGTAACCGCGTAATAGGGCAGCTGCAGGCCCCAGAAATCGTAGGCCAATGTTGGCAAAAACGACGCCTGGAGAGCAGCGATGGCAAGCAGAGACTCTGGATCGGTGACGAAACCGCGAGCGTGCATGTGAAATAGATAGAACGCCACCACCACGATGTAAAGCGGGTAAATGCGTAAAAAGCGGCTTGTCAGATAGCCCCAGTACGAGAACCGCGCCGCCTCAAACGCCTTAAGAAGGATCGTGCCAATGAGAAAGCCGGACAAAATGAAGAAAAGATTCACCCCTGTCCAACCGGTTCGAAACATTGTGGAATCGAAGTGCCACAGGACGACCACTGTTATAGCGATCGCCCTGAGCAGATCTAAACCCTGATACTTACTATTGGCAGTCAAATATTCCCACCACTCCGCCGTATAGCGTCTTAAGCGCATGTCGACACCCATAACCTCCTCCTTTTGGTGTCGAAGTTTATCAAAAATGTTTCATCGCGTTTCTGTTCATGCGGCTGTAATGAGTGCCGACTATTCAGCGCCTCCTTCTGGCGGGTCGGGCCAGTTCACCGCCCCGGGAAATGCTGGCTGCTCCTGAATGCGGTTCAACGACACGCGGTAACGCTTCCATTCAAGGAGTGCCGCCTTCTCCTCCTCGGTGGCCAGCCCTAGGTCGACCGCGTCTTGCAAAGGTGCGATGCGAAGCGCCGATACTCCGAGCAGCCGGTCACGCAAACCCAGCGCTGCGCCGACCAATTCCGCCTCGCTGGGAGAAGGTGGAGCGACAAAAGACGCGCCGGTGTAAATGAATCCGAGCTTGACCGTATCCGAGCTCTTCACCCAAGGCATATCAGGGTGATATCGACCCTCGGGGTCTACGTCCGTCAGTTCGATCACGACGTTGTTTTCAACAAGTGCCCACATGTTTTTCACCATTGAATGAGAACAAAACCCGCCCCACCGGATCCGCCAGCAGCTGTAGCTCCATATGCAGATCCGCCCGATCCGCCCGATCCGTTGTTCCCCGCGTTTCCGTTGACCCCGGCGTTGCCATTGCCCGTCACATTAGGGGCGTTAGTGCAGCCGCCGAATGACGAAGGTGCACCGATACCGGACGCCGCGTAGACGCCGTCACGGATAGAACCAATCATCCCGGCCATACCGTTGCCCCCAAAATCGTGTCCCGTGACAGTCCCCCCACCAGCCCCGCCGACGCCGGGCCCTCCAAAGCCGACCGCGCCGCCGGCGGCACCGCTAGCGCTAAGGTAGGCACCAAACGAGGAAGCCGTACCCGCTGTTGACGCGGAGGTGTTTGAAACTCCACCGGCCCCTCCCGTACCGACTACGCCACTGACGCTATTTACACCGGTTAGGTCAACGAGCCTCATTCCCCACGCGCCCGATCCGCCGCCACCTCCAACGGCGCCAGATCCCGCAGGCGCAAAAGCGCCTCCTCCTCCTCCGCCTGCACCTTGGAGGGTAACCAAAGCCTTCGTGACACCTGCCGGCACCGGCCAAGTAAACGCTCCGGCGTTGGAAAAACGAACTTGGTTCCTAAACGGCAGAACCCCTGCGAGTCCGACTGGGGTTACGGCTCGGGACGGATCGGTCCCTCCTACCGCTTCCGCTTGCGTGGCCAACTCAACAAGACCACGCCGCGCAACGCTTGCAGTGAGGTACGAAAGCGCCAGCGGGGTCACCACCTTCGCATCGTCCTGGCCCAGGACCGTTTCATCGGCGTTTGCGAGCTGCACCAGGCCGTATCGCTCCTGGCTGGCGGCCGGAGTGCGGGCCGTCAAAAGATTGACGATCGCCTTGTACAGTTGATCGTTGAGGCCTTCCACTGGCTCAATGCCTGCCGCGAGGACAACTCGGAGAATTTCCTCGGTGACGGCATTTCCCCATTCGGCGGGGATCAGCGAGCCCGGGAGCCCCGCGATGGCATCCTCGTTCACGAACTTCCCGTTCACCAGACCAATCCCCGGCACACTCTTGGGATAATCCATCTTTCACCTCATTGATAGTCAAAAACGACGTGCGTGTGCGCGGGTTTGTACCGCCGCACGATGCACTCCACGATGTTGTTGGGGTTACTTCCAAAGCGCTCGCCCCACTGGGTAATTCCAAACCGCGCACCGCCGACACGCCGAGCTCCAAGATGGAATTTCCACAGAAACTGCTGCCGACGCGTGCCGAACCGGTCACGGCCGAACATCGACCGCCCAAACCGTGGCGCCCGGTATTCCTCAATCCAGGCATCGGCATAGCCGAGCTTTCGCGCTATCTCCACAAAGTAGGCAGGATCTTGCCGGCCCGTTTCGCTGAACCGCCGCACCACTTCCGCTCGCCGCTCAGCGAACCCGCCTTCCGGGCCGAGACAAGCGTCAGGCAAACCCAGGACGCGCTCCCAATCGGGCAGAAGCTCGCGAACGCCGGACGGCACCATCTCCGCACGCAGATCCTCCGAACGTGCGTCAACACGCGCAAATTCAAAAGCCAGAGCGTCCAATACCGCCACAAGCTCCGGTACGGCCTCGTATTCCCACGCGGGTCCAGGCGGCAGAAGCGCGATAAGCTGATTGCTGTAATCCTGCGCGCTTCTCATAGCCATTCCACCCCCCCAAAGGTCGGCAACTGATTGCCTGCAGGAACTACGTCGGCTGCGGGCGCGACAAGCTGATGGTCCTCTTCACCTGGGGTGCCGCTGATGGCCTCACCGATATGAGTCCAGAAGAAGCGCTGACCCAAATCGGCCTCGCGTAGATGAAGCTCGCGCAAAGAAGCCTCCACCCGCGCGCGAAGGGTCGCGCTGTCTGGCGTGAGCGCGATTCGGTAATTGATAGGAAGCGGTTGCGGAGCGAGGACGTACACTTCCGCTGTCACTGGGCGCTTCGACTCAAGATGCCGTTGCACGACCGCGATGGCTTCCGCGCCGGGCACAGGGTCGATATCGTTATCCCGCACGAAGAACACCCCGACCGTCCCAAGCCCCATGTAGTTTCCGATTGCCCAGGCCCGCGTGACCCCAGGCACCTCCATTGCCCAGCTCTCGTAATCGTCTTCATCTCCACCGTGTGGCACCCTCCGGAAGTCCGCAATCAAACGACTGCGCCAAGCTTCGAGGCGCTCCTCGTCTGTACCCGCCGACAAACCTGCAGGCGCGACTTCCGCTTGGTCAAGGATGCCCACCGCAGGCGACACCAAAGACAAGCGCGTGCCTGCTACTGCGTTACCGGCCGCGCCGGGAACAACTGCTTGCACCGATACAGTTTCCGTGTCGGCGGCAAAAACGACCGTCTGCGTCGTGATGTACTGGCGACCATCCTGCGACTGAAGCAGCGCGCCCGAATCAAGGACCGAATGAATCGCGCCTCGCATTACCACACGGCCTGAAGCGCTGGTCGCAGTGGTACGCGGTACCGATTTCATTGCTGCCCAGCGTGCGAGAACGTCTTCGTCGCAAGTATCGGGAAGGATCTGGCGAGACAACCAGCCAAGGAACCCGTACAAACCGTACGTCGCCCCAGCGTGGCAACGGGAAAGCACCTGCTGATCAGAGCGGCGCAGGGCCGCATCAGCCAGCGCGGTCAAGTCGCTTTCTGCGCGTGTGACCAGCACAGGTAGCGAAGGAATATCAAAAGGCATTTGTTATCACCTGCCATATATCGTTGAAGTCCGCGAGCAGCTCGGTCGAACCGTCCGCATGCACCCCGACCACGCGCATCGCCAGACGCTCTCGGCCCTGCCGTTCCGCTTCGATCTCGACCCGTGTCAAGATGCCGTCATCGGTCATCCACTGCAGGGACTCGCGCGCATATGAGATCGCGTCGAGCCTCGTCTGCTCGGTCAGCGTACGGCGCCGAAGCAGCCACAAGCGCGACCCGATGCGATCATCAGTCGTGGCCGGAAAGGAATCACCCCACCAACCCTGCAGGTCTGAGTCGTCAACCGGATCGCTATCCAATGCACGCCGCCACGTGAACAAGCTGATTACGACGGCACGCCCGAGCGGTGTGGTCACCCCCGTTACGTATCGAATGTCCATCACACCGGCCCCCCACTCGTACCAGATCCTGGCTGCACGTCTTTATGCCGATGGCCCTGGACACTGGTCTCGCCGGCGACGATATCCAGTTCCGCTTTGATACTTCCCGATGCCGAGACAACCCCCGCGTTTAGTACGATGCCTTCAGGCGCGTTCAGCTCGCAGCGCTTAGCGTTCAGCCGGAACACCTCCGTGGTGACTTCCACAACGCGCCCGCGCTTTAGCACGACCGAATCGCCCTCATCCGAATAGATCGCAACTTCGCCCGCCTCAAGCTCGACCAGGCGGTATCTGCGATCAGTAGCGCAGAGAACAACACCATGCGACCGGTCACCGCCAAGGAACGCGACTACGGCCTCTGCACCGGGGTGAGGATGTGAAGTCCAGCCGTAAGGCTCAAAGTGCTCGACATTGCCCTTAACCTCTCCCGCAGTCAGCCGCACCTGAATGGCCTGCAGCTTGCGCCCAGCATCCACCACGGCCACCACACCGCGCACCACAACATTTCGCAGCGCATTACCCAAGGCGCTCATGATCATTCCTCCCAATCTTCGGGCAATAGGTACTCGAAGGCGTCGCCGCCCTTACCTTTCTTGCGCTTCTTTCCCTTCTTATGCGTGGGCTCCGGGATGAACCCTTCGGGCGGCGCCAGGGTCATCCGCGACACCATGCCGCCGTCCCCGAGTACGTAAGAGACTTCGACCACCAGCATGTCGCGATCGAACCCGATGAGATCATCGCGCACCCGCGCGATGATGTTTGGTCGCCACAGGGACCCGTCGCTCTGTCGCCACCCCTGCACCACATACGCGACCTTCAGCGCACGGCTGAGGCGGTAATCGCGCTCCCACTCGACGCGGCGCTGCGCCAGCGCCGGCGTGAGCTGGCCGCTCGGGTTGACCTTGAGCATGCGGCGGCGCTCGACACGCCCGTCAGTCACGCGCGCCGAGACTTCGGACGCCGCTGCAGCGAACTCCTCATCAGACCCTGACCGTTGCCCCACGCACCGGTACTCGGAGTACAAGTTTGCGAAGTCGAGCGCGGCGTCACCCTCCTTGATGTTCTCGCCCAGGACGAGGGCGTCTGCCGCGCGCCCTTCGCTGCCTGGTCGCGCCATCACTAACCGCCCTCGCCCGTCATCGGTTGCAAACAGCTCGGACAAGCTTAGAAGCCGGTCGATCGACTCGAACACGGTCTCAGTCGGCTCCACGCTGTGATCAGCGACCACCGCTCCGTCGCGAATCTCGTCAACCACCGCCACACCGTACGACCCGGCCAGCGCCCGCACGATCTCCGCCACCGACTGCCCACGCCATTGGCCCGGCTTTTCCTCGACAGTGCAATCGATCAGATCCGCTGTGAGTGACCTTCCCGTTACCGACACAGTCACCTCCGAAGCGGAGTACCGAATTGGCGTAGCGAAGACATAGCCCGTCAGCACCAGGTCGCGCCCGATCCTGACTTCGCAGCGCGCCCCTTGCCGAATACGGACCGGCCGCTCAGTACTCCCCGGCCAGCGCCACGTGATTGACAATGAAAAATCGCGCGCAAGTCGCTCAATGCCGGCGCCGATCTGTATCTCCTTCCACCCGCTGTAGTCCTGGCCATCGACCGTCAAAGTCACTACGTTCTCTGCATCAACCTGTTCCGCCACGCCCACCCCCAATTAACGTAAGCTCCCGCGCGGGCAAGAATCCCGGATGCTGGATTCGGTTGCGCGTCACGATCTCGCCGGCACGCGTCGCATCGGCATATTCGCGATACGCCAGCACGAGCCCAGGCATAACCGCAACCGGCGAGTAGCTCTTTAGCCGCAGCCCCCTCAATCCCACGGCGTCGAGATGACTCCCTGCGGCCTGGCGCGCGGTTGCGAGCGCCTCGTAATGCACCGGCGGCGCAACGAGTGCGGCGCTCCAGATTGCCTCCTTCAGTTCGTCCCGCGCGACCCGCACGTCATCCACGACCGGAAGGTCGCGCGCCTGGTCACCAAGGAGAGACGCCGCCAGTTCGAGCCCGTTACTTGAATCGGCTTGCACGGCCTCCTGCTTTGCCGTGCCCACTGCAACCATCGCAGATGGCCGTCGTGGAGGACTGCCGCTTGGTAAAACCGACACATCGCGCACAGCATCCACGATCAACGCATCCCGGGTCAGGTCCACAATCCCGCCGACCAGCGCGGCGGTCACAGGCTCGTTGGAGCGGCCGACGCTGCCCAAGCTGCGAGCCGCGTCGCTCTTGCCGAGGATTCCCGGCAGGGAGATCAACCCGCCGCCCTTCGCAAAGTTGCCGAAGCCTCCAAACTCCCTCGGCACTTCGTTTACGAGCGAGAACAGCATCGCTGCGAACTTATCGGGTGCAGTGACAATGTCCGAGTAAACCTGTTGGACCGTCTGAAAGGCGGACCGTAGCGGCGACGTCGTCTGATCAAGGAAGCCCCGGACTTCTGTCAGCGCTCCGAGGACAACCTTGGACTGCGCCTTTGCCAGGTCAAGCGCGTTCGTGACGCTCGAGAATCGTGACAGTGCAGACGTCTGCACACCCGAAGCTGCCAGATCCGCCCTTACCGCCGAGTTAGCCGTGCCCACCGGAAATGCGGTAGCGGCGCCCTTGATGAACTCGAGATCGAACCGGACTACGCCGCCCTCAATTTCTGAGTGCGAGACTTCGACGCTCGTGCAGACCACTTCGACGCGCCCGAACCACGGATGAACCAGCTCACCGGCACCTGGCTCCTCCAGCACCTTTAACAACGAGTCCCGCTGAGCGAAGCAATCTGGACCCGCAACCCACGCCGCCATTTTGTAGTTGCGCGTCGCGAGGCCCATGTCTTCGACCATTGGCACGTCCCGCTTCGGATACTCGTGGAGCACAGTGCGCCGACCCCGCCGACTGCTGTCCGCATCGACAAGAAATGGCACACCACGAAAAGACGCCTTCTGCTTTTCTTCTTTCCAGCCCATATCAGCCTACCTCGCCGAGCGTTCGATATCCGACGGATGGGTTGACGCTCAGACCTGATTGATTGGTCTTCACGCTTTCCACCCGCATACCCTGGGGCGCGCCCTCAAAACGGATTCGCAGGTCGCCGTCCAGTTTGGCTGGCTGGGTGGCGCCGGACGAAGCAGCGAGGCCCGCGCCACCACCGCTCTGGCGAGCGGCCTCGTATGCCGCCATGCTTTCACCCACCCCTCTGCCCACCAGCCCGCCTGCAGCTGGCCCGGCCACATCGGCGCCTGCCGGCGGAGCGGCGGGCTTCGAATCACCGCCGCCGAACACCCCGCCCACCTTGTCTTTCAGCCATTGCAGGCCGCCGGTGATCGGCTCGATGTAAGTCTTTATGCGCTCCCAGAGATTCTTGAACCAATCGACAAGCGGCTCCCAGTTCTTCATGACCAGGCCAAGCGGCGTCGCGTTTAGAAAGGCTCCTTTCAGCCCATCCCAGGCAACCGATGCGCCGGCGACCACCGCCGTCCAGATCCCGTCAAAGAATCCCGTGACGGTGGACCAGACGCCCTGGATGCCCTGCCAGGCGGCATTACCCCAGCCTTCGATACTGCTCCACAGCTCACTGAACCAAGGCCCCACGGTCGACCAATTGGCGAGCAGGAAACCCGCCGCCAACGCCATACCCCGAACGACCATGCCCAGCGGGCTCATCGCAACGACAGCGTTGAGCGCCTTCATGGCAAACGCCGCTCCGACCATCGCCACGCGGATCGCTCCGAAGGCAAGCGCTGCGCCCAAGACGCCCTTGACGAGCCATGGATTCAGCTGGATCAGACCGGTCACCCGATCGATCATCGGGCCCGCCGCGCCGATGAAGCCGTTGATGGGCGGTAGGAGCGTTGATCCGATGGCGTTCCCCAGCGCAACCGCACGGTTTTGCAGCAGCTGGATGTTGTTGGCCGTGGTCGCCGCCCGTGCCTCGTACTCCTTGTTCATCGAGCCGGCGTACTCAGTCTCTGCGGCCACGTTCGCGAGGTTTCGCTTGAGCAGGTCTAGGTTGTTCAGCATCGGGGCAATCGCGCCGATGGATTCACGCCCGAACAGTGACTGCAGCACAGAGGCCTGCTTCGTCTTATCGACCTTACTGATTGCGGTCAGAATTCGCACAATCGTTCCCTGTGCGTCCTTCTGCATGTCGACGGCGACCTTCTTTGCATCCATGCGCAGCGCCTTGAACACCTCGTGCTGTTGCTTGGTTGCGGAGGCGCCCGAGGTGAGTGTCAGCATGAAATTCTTCATGCCGGTCGCCGCGACCTCCTCCTGCACGCCCATACCGGCCAACGTCGCGCCCATCGCCGCAATCTGGCCAGACGCCAGCCCTGCAACTTCACCCAGCGGACCAATGCGGGTCACAATCGACGAGATCTGCTTCGCGGAGGCTGGCCCATTGTTGCTGAGATAGTTGATCTTGTCGGCGAGCGCCACGACCTCGTCCTGCGTCATGCGGAACGAGGTGCGCCACTTCGCCATCATGTCGCCCGATTCCTCAGCGGTGCTGTCGAATGCAACCCCCATCTTGACCGCGTCCTCCGCGAACCGGGTCAGCTCTCCCCTCGCGAGGCCTGCCTGCCCGCCCGCAGCCACAATCGCAGCGATATCCTTCGCGGCCATAGGCAGCCGCGTTGACATGCGGATGACGTCTTGGCCCATTTCCTTAAACTGCGTCGGCGTGTCGAAGTCGACGACCTTGCGCACGTCGGCCATCGCCGACTCAAACTCTATCGCCGCCTTCGCGCCCGCGATGAACGGCGCCGCAAAGGCACCGCCCTGCGCAAGGTCGCCGAAGCTAAAGCCCTTTGCGAGGCTGCTCGATTCGAGCGTCTTTCGAAACCCCGCCACGCTCTTACGTGCGCCGGCCAGCGTGGGCGAGAGCTTGTCGACGCCCGTGATCAAAGCCTTTAGCTGGAATTTTTCTCCGGCCATGTGCTATCCCTCCTGCTGCTCACGCGGCTGCGCGATGCGGTCACACTCCTGCGCCTGCTCGAGCAGCAGCTCGAGCGGGCGCGACATGGTCACCTCCGGGTCTATCCGCCAGAAGTAGGCGACGTCGTAGACGACGCGCCGGAGCTCGTCGTACGTTGCGACCCCGATCCCAAGAAAAAACCGGCCACCTTCCAGGCCAACGCATTGAAGTCCGCCATGTCGAGTTGATCGACCGAACCGAGCGGAATGCCGGCCATGCGGACGATGTACTTCGACGCCGCGTCGGGATCGATACGCACGGACTCATCGGTCGCGACGTGGTACGGAAGCGCCTTGACGGCCCGCGCATCTGCCGGCGTCAAGCGGCGCAGAGTGAGGGTCGTCAACTCATCGTTGTGGGCCTTTATGGGGCTGGACAGCGGGAACTCTTCCGTCATTGCCACACTCCTTCAACGCCGTCGAACTGCAGCTGGACCTTGCCGTCATCACCGGTGGATACCGGCTCACCGACCTGGTACGCGCCCGACAGCACGTACGTACGCCCGTTCTTGAATTCGCAGGTCACGGTCATGTCCGTTGCGTCCTGCAGCTTCTTCAACGGAAGCGCCGGCGTGTGCAGCGCATCGACCTTCAGGTAGGGCACGCGATCCGTTTCCGAGTAGAACCCCGGGCGCAGACTTTCGCGCGTGATGTTCGTGGTCGGCGCTTCCGCCGCGCCGGTTACTTCAATCTGTTCGCCGTCGACTTTGAAATAGACGGTGCCGGCAACCTTTTGCCCCATGGCTTAACTCCTTGTCCAAATGAAAAAGGCCCGCACTTGGCGGGCCCTGGGTTTGCACTGTGTACGCTTACGAGGCGTCGGGATACTGCTGACGGAACTGATTGAGCAATGCCACGACGCGCAGCTGGTTGACGTAGTCCGGCGGGAACAGAATATTCACGCGGTTCGGATTCTGAGCGTCGCGCTCAACGATCAGATGTTCCTGAAACGCCTCCATGTTCTCCACGATGCCCTCACGCTCGAGCGCGCTGTACGCCGCGATCAGTTCGTTGCGAATGATGCTGGGCGTAACGATGGCCTGCCCGGCACCGAACCGCGTACCGTCGTTGGCGAGCTTGTGCCGGCCGTACTTGCTCGTGATGCGTCCCTTCAGGAAGCGAATGATGTACGCCGACTGGTGCATCGTCTCGCTGTCGAGATAGGAATCGTCCGGCTGCCCGTACGCGTTGCGCTGGTACGTCGTGACTGCCCGCTCGATCCGCACGCCGTCTACCGTGCAGTAGGACGTCGCAATTCCAGACCAGAGGAGCGATTGCCGCTCGACCAACAGGAACCGCTTACCCTCGGCAGGCGGCGCGATTCCCGTCAGCTCGCCAGTCTGCGTCGGACGCGCGGGATCCGCCGAGATAAACACCGCCTGGCGAGCCGCATAAGCAGCCCCCACTTTCCACGCCGGTGCAGACGTCTGCACTTCAAACCCGTGAATCGTGTGATGCTGATCGTTTCGCGCACGGCCCTCGGTGACCATCTCACCCACCGTGCCGCGACGGGCCGTGTACACGTGGCCGTACAGCATCTTGCTCCACGACCAGCGGCCCGTGCTGTCATCCATCCATCCCTTAAACGCGTCGAGCGACCCAGTATCGGTAAAGGTATGAAAGATGAACTCGAACTCCGCGTCACCAATCTTGGCGAGCAGCTCTTCCACGTCCGGCACGCCCGCGCCTCCGGTTGGCTGGGTGATCTCAAGCACCAAGCCGCCAGGCGTCCGCTCGCCTCCGGCGCTGCCGCGAAGATTCACACCCAGCCGAATGTCGTTTCCGAGGAGCCCCTTGAAGGTCGCCGTCAGCGAGACTTCCGAGCTGCTTTCGGGAAGCGCTGCGGCCCGCACGCTCAGGCCTTTCTCGTTCACTGCAGCCGCGATAGCGCCACCGACCGCCGCAGCCGTCATGCCGCTGGCGATCGTGACCTGCACCCGATCATCGCCAACGTAGAAGCTCAGCACGCCAGCCTCCGTTGCCACGCCAGACACGATCACCTTGCCGCTTGCCGCCGTACCGGCCGCAAGCTTGACCGGCAAGATCCACACCTCGCCCATCGGATCGCAACGGCGCCACGCCGAGTAGGCCTGAGCCAGCGGCGATCCGAGACCAGCCAGGGCACGCACTTCGCTTTCCTGGCTGGCGAGAACGAGCTCAGCCGGGGCGGTGGAGCTGTCATTCACCGGAGCCACGATGAGGCGGCGCAGTTGCGTCGCCCCGCTGTTGGCTTGGGAATTGTCCATCTCCGCATAAAACAGCGGTACGCGCAGATCGTTGGGAATGGAGTTAAAGGACATCATTTGTTGCTGCTCCCCGCCTTCTTGACCGCCCCTTGCTCAGTGACGGTCACGTCCTTGTCATCGATGCGACGGATCCAGTACAAATCGCGCACCACCTTGCGCCCTTCTGCAGGCAGCAGATCGCCGCGCGCCAGATCCGGAACAGTCCGGCCAGGCGCGGGCACCACGTGAATTTCAGTTTTCGCCATGTGGCAACTCCATTCTTGCTTCGTGTTCAATCCGGCCATCAGGGCCGGGCTTCTTGAGGTTCGGATCGGCCATCGGGTCAATCGCATCGAGATGCAGAGTGCCGCCCGCGAATCGCGGCAGCCGATCCCGCTCGTACTCCTCCCACGTTTCCGCAGGCTTGCCCGGCACGTCGTCAAACGCGGCACGGCCAAGCGTGAAGCCCGCAGAGAAGGAGAAGCGATATACGCAGCGCGAACGGTCCAACCGCACCAAATCCCCCCCGTTGTAGATAAGTCCCTCGTATCCGTCGTCAGGCTCCCACCCTGCCAGTGCGACGAGTAGCTGCCGCCTGATTTCGTGCAACAGCTCGGCCTCGAGGTTTCCTTGATCGTCACGCGTGGCAAGTACGACGACCACGTCGATCGAATCGCGGATCTCCTGGAGATACGAAGTCTGCGATTGCGTATCGGCTGCATCATCCTCGGCCTGGATGATGTACGCCGCCGGCGGCTTCATGTGGGCCGAGCCCATCACCACGTCGGTGTCGAGCCCTCCGGCTACGCGACCTTCAAACGCCGGCACGTACTGCTTTACGTGCTCGACCACCGGAGATATCCGCATTTCGCCTCCTTACTTGAGTGCCTGAGCCAGCGCCGAAGAAAGCACCGACCGTATATTTCCGGCCTGCTCTTCCAGGGCATCCGTCATGTAATTGCCGCGCGGCTTGACGCGCCACTTCCCGTCCTTGACCTGCGCGTGACGGTCCTTGCGCCGGGGCTTTCCCGTCACCCCGTAGAAGAGATACGCGGGATAGAAGTCCTCGCCCATGGCGGGCGTCTTGAATGGCGCCACGCGGACAAGGAAGCCCGGGCGGCTCACCTTGACCGAAATGCTGCGCGCCAGCGTCCCGCGCCGGCCTGCCGGATAGTCTTGGAGCGCGGCGCCCTTGCGGATCCGCTTACGCGCTGCGACCTGCACCAGGCGACCGACGCGTCTGAACCCTTTCCGTACCTCCCTGCGGTCAAAGTCCAGCCGCCTGTAGCTGTCCCAGCCCTCCACGTGCATTGCAGCCCGAAGGCCCGAGGGTTTAGCCATATCGCGACTCGCTGCCCAGCTCCTCCACCTCCACCACGCAGAACCGGCGAGCGCCGCCCACGTCGCTGCGGCGGCGAACGCTGTACACGATGGACTCGTGAACAACCACGCAGTCCGTATCTATGCCAGCACCCATCTCGGCGCGCATGAATATCCGATGGGTGATCTTGTCGTCGGACTGAATGCCGTTCAGGTAGACGGCCGTGCCGACGGGCTCGATCTTGGCGTCTGCCTCGATACCCTCACTGAACTGCGGGTCAAGACCTCCGCCAGCCTGCGGTAAGTCACTGCGCCGGCAGATCCGCACGACTTCGCGCAGTTCACCCGGTCTCGGGAGTTTCATCCTTGCACCTCCTATACGCCGATCTCGACGCGATGAGGCCACAGCAGCGCCTCCGCGCCGCGTGGCAGCTTAGCCACCGACTGGCCCACTACCGCGTCCTCCCGGTGCTCGTAGAGGCTTCCCAGCGTGAGCAGCAGCGCCGCCTTCACATCTGCCCCGGCCACCAGGACCGATTCCAGCGGTGCGCCGTCCATGACCAGCTGCTGACGTTCTTCCTCGCTAGCGCACAGCTTGCCGCCGAGGTAAGCCTCGGCTGCGACCTGTGCCGCTTCGAGATAGAACGCGATGAGCTCGTCATCCACGTCCGTGCGCACGCGCAAGTGCCGTTTCACCAGAGTGAGGGCGATCAGAGCCATGTCAGCTCGCCCGACGACGCTGCCGAGTTGCCCCCTTGGCGTCCGCGTCGGCCCCATCTTCCGTGGCGCGCTCCTGGGGCTCCGTGCCACCCGAACTCGCGGTCGTGCCGCTTAGCGGATCGCCGTGTCCGGCGGAAAGCTCGCCTTGCGCGCTCTGCGGTGCATCGCCGGCCGCGTCCTCCGCATGGCTGCTCGAGCCAGAACCAGCGTCCACCGCAGCGCCAGTCTTCGAGTTCGGCTCCGCACCAACTGCGAGCGAGCTATCCGCGCTCAAAGTTGCGTCCGGCGGATCGCCGGGACCTGGCTCCGTACCGTCCGCGCCCGTGGTCACGGAGTCCGTGAGCAGTGCCCGGGCCGGCGTCGCCGGCTCGGTGCTAGTGGCGCCGCCCAAGGCGGCCGCGACCGAAACCATGGGCTCGGGCACCGCGCCCGGCCGGGCGTGCCCGAGCTGTATCAATTGCTTGGCATGTCCGGGCGTTGTCACCAGCGCGTCACCCACCGACAACACGTTGTAGCCGTGCAGGAATGAGCGTAGCGCGATCAGATTGATAGTCTGCGTTTTCATCACATCTCCCGAAAAGCTGCCGCCCGAAGGCGGCATAGAGGTTACTGGCCGGCGCCGGCTTTCCGCGCGG